TAGACGTAGAAGATAAGAAAACGAAAGAGATTGTGCAGAAACCTCTGTGGCCTGAGTTCTTTGACATGGAAGCCCTACTCCGAACGAAAGCATCTATGCCTGTGTTTCAGTGGAATGCTCAGTATCAACAAGAACCAACAGCAGAGGAGGCTGCTCTGGTCAAACGTGAGTGGTGGCAGATGTGGAAGAAGGAAGATCCACCTATGTGTGAGTATGTTATCATGTCTTTAGATGCTGCAGCAGAAACACACAACCGCGCAGACTACACAGGTTTAACGACGTGGGGTGTGTTTTTAAATGAAGAGGTGGACAACTATAACATTATATTGTTAAATAGCATAAAACGACGGTTAGAGTTCCCCGAACTCAAAGAGTTGGCTATGAACGAATATAGAGAATGGGAGCCTGACTCGTTCATCGTGGAGAAAAAGAGTGCAGGAACTGCTCTGTACCAAGAAATGAGGAGAATGGGTATACCTATACAGGAATACACGCCACACAGGGGATCTGGTGACAAGCTAGCTAGACTTAACTCCGTTACGGATATTGTGTCATCAGGTCTGTGTTGGGTTCCCGAAACACGATGGGCAGAGGAGCTAATCGAGGAGATAGCAGGGTTTCCGTTTATGAGCCATGATGACTTGGTGGACTCTACCGTCATGGCGTTGATGAGATTTAGACAGGGTGGGTTTATCAGGCTACCAAGTGATGAACCTGCAGAAGTCGTTTACTTTAAACATAGGAGAGGCGGGTACTACTGATGGCTGTAGAAAAAGGACTGTTTCAAGCCCCGAAGGGTGTAGACGAGGAAGATACAGAACAACTGGAGATAGAGATCGTAAACCCTGATATGGTCACATTAGACGATGGTAGTATGGAAGTTACCATAATGCCTGGAGCTGAAGACATTGGCACGGGGGCATTTGATGAGAACCTTGCAGAGAATATGAAAGATGATGAGTTATCCATAGTGGCTGATGAACTATTAGGTAATATAGACTCTGACTTGGATAGCCGTAAGGAGTGGGCAGATACATTTGTTAAGGGTCTTGACGTGTTAGGGTTTAAGTATGAAGAGCGAACAGAGCCGTGGGAAGGAGCCTGTGGTGTGTATTCTTCTGTATTGGCTGAAGCCGCTATTCGATTTCAAGCAGAGACTATGAGCGAGACATTTCCCGCACAAGGGCCAGTAAAGACTAAGATGTTAGGTCAGGAGACTAGAGACAAGAAAGAAGCCGCTGATCGTGTAAAAGCCGACATGAACTATGAGCTTACTGAAAATATGGTAGAATACCGATCAGAGCATGAGCGTCTGCTCTACAACCTTGGTCTGGCAGGGTCTGGGTTCAAGAAGGTATACTATGACCCGAACATGGGGCGGCAGGTAGCTGTGTTCGTACCCGCAGAAGATGTGATTGTACCTTATGGCGCATCGCATATAGAGACAGCGGAACGTGTGACACATGTCATGCGAAAGACAAAGAATGAGTTAAAGAAGCTACAGGCTAGCGGGTTCTACGTAGATGTAGACCTTGGTGAGCCGCAGGCATACCACAGTGACATAGAGGAGCGTAAAGCAGAAGAGGGGGGATACTCTCTCACAAACGACAACCGATACAGCATATACGAGGTACACGCAGACATAGTTATAGATGGCGTTGATGATTCTGATGAAGGCATAGCCAAGCCGTATATAGTATCTATAGAACGTGGTTCGTATCAAGTATTATCCATACGACGTAACTGGAACCCTGATGATACTCTGATGTTAAAAAGACAACACTTTGTGCATTATGTATATACTTCTGGCTTCGGGTTTTACGGTCTTGGACTGATACATATTATTGGTGGATACGCACGAGCAGGTACATCAATCATACGTCAGCTTGTAGACGCAGGCACATTGGCGAACCTCCCAGGAGGACTAAAAGCTAGAGGGTTGCGTATCAAAGGAGATGATACTCCCATAGAACCTGGGTCTTTCCGAGACGTAGACGTACCATCGGGTAGTATACGTGACAACATTATGCCCCTGCCCTACAAAGAACCTAGCCAAGTGTTATTGGCTTTGTTGAAAGATATAACTAACGAAGGTCGTCGATTAGGGGCTATAAGCGATATGAACATATCGGACATGTCTGCCAATGCTCCTGTAGGTACGACCCTTGCCTTGTTAGAAAGAACACTAAAACCTATGGCAGCTGTGCAGGCTCGTGTGCATTACGCCATGAAACAAGAGTTTAAATTATTAAAACGATTAATGGCTGAGTACGCCCCTTTAGAGTATGATTACCAACCTGAAAGAGGTGAGGTATCAGCACGACAGGCGGACTATGCCATGACTGATGTCATCCCTGTATCAGACCCGAACAGCTCCACGATGGCGCAAAGGGTGGTGCAGCACCAAGCTGTGTTTCAAATGGCACAGGCTGCACCACAGATATACGATTTACCTCAGTTACATAGGCAGATGATAGAAGTCCTTGGGGTAAAGAACGCTGAAAAGATAGTTCCTATAAAAGACGACATGAAACCGACAGATCCTATCAGCGAAAATATGGCAGCTCTACAAGGCAAACCAATGCGAGCGTTTATATATCAGGATCAAGACGCACATATCGAAACACATATGGCGTTTATGCAAGATCCTATGATCGCGCAGATGATAGGGCAGAACCCCCAAGCAAAGCAGATAATGGCTTCTTTACAGGCACACATAGCTGAACATCTTGGGTTTAAGTATCGAAAAGATATAGAGGAGCGACTTGGTGTTGAACTACCCACGCCAAACGAAGAATTGCCAGAAGAAGTGGAGGTTAACTTGTCAAGATTAGTAGCACAAGCAGGTAAAGAACTAACACAGTCTCACATGCAACAGGCTGCACAGAAACAAGCACAGCAGAAAGCACAAGACCCCGTAGTGCAGATGCAGCAAGCAGAAATTCAAATCAAGGCGCAGGAAGTACAGCGTAAGGCTGAGAAAGATAAAGCCGATGTAGCCCTGCAACAGGCTGAACAAGAGCGAAAGGCAAAGAAGGATAAAGCCGACGCTATGTTAGAAGCCGCTAAACTACAGAAAGGTAATTAATGGCTAAAACCGTCTATGACGTGCTAATTGACAAAATCGAGGAAGAAATGACCTCTGCACAGAATTTCCTAAACGCAGGATCGGCAAAAGACTATCCGAACTATAGGGAGATCGTTGGACTGATACGAGGTCTAAAGTCCAGCGTACTACACATAAAAGACCTTGCGAAGCAACAACTGGAAGGTGACGATGACTGAAGCAGTAAAACTAACGGACAACGAACTAGAGCAGCAACTACCACGACCTGTGGGATATAGAGTGCTTATAGCTTTACCTGAAATAGAAAAGACGTATGGGAATACTAGCGTCTTGAAAACAGATAAGGAGGTACACCACGATTATATCATGTCTATTATGGGGCTTGTAGTAGATATGGGCAGTGGTGCGTATGGAGACAAAGAAAGGTTTCCTGATGGCGCATGGTGTAAACAAGGTGATTTTGTTATGTTTCGAGCCAATAGCGGAACACGATTTAAAGTAGCTGGAAAAGAGTATCGTTTATTAAACGATGATTCTATAGAGGCTGTAGTAACAGATCCTCGTGGTATCACGAGAGCATAAGAGGTAGAAAATGGCATTTGAAAAAGTAGAGTACTCATTCCCTGATCCTGATGGAGACGCGGCAAATCAGCAGATAGATATAGAAGATTCTAGTGCTGTAGAGATAGATATATCAGGTAAGAAAGAAGAGAAAGATGAACCAAAAGTTAACGGAGCAGACGATAAAGGAATCAAAAAGGCTACTCCTAAAGATGAGTTTGAAGTTGAAGTTGTCGATGATACACCGAAAGCTGACAGAAATCGTAAACCTTCTGAGCCACCTGAAGAGGTCACTGACGAGGAGCTTGAGGATTATTCTGAAAAAGTTAGAAAACGTATTCAACATTTTAGCAAAGGTTATCACGATGAAAGGCGGGCAAAAGAAGCAGCCTTAAGAGAGCGTGATGAGCTAGAACGGTTTGTAAAATCCATACGAGATGAGAATAGCAAACTGAAAGGTAGCGTTAACAAGAATCAAACAGCTCTCATAGAACAAGCTAAAAAGACGGCAGAAATAGAACTTGCACAGGCTAAAAATGCATACAAAACCGCCTATGATGCAGGAGACACAGACGCTGTTATAGCTGCACAGGAGAGCATAACAAACGCTAAGATAAAGACTGATAAGTTAAATAATTTCAAAGTTCCTTCTTTACAGGAAGAAACTGATGAGGTAAAAAGTAAAGAACAGCCTAAACCTGCCACCCTTACTGTAGATCCACGGGCGCAGGATTGGGCAAAAAAGAACACTTGGTTCGGTACAGACGATGAGATGACAAGTCTGGCACTGGGCTTGCACAACAAACTTGCCAAGCAAGGAGTTGATTTGCAGAGTGACGAATACTACGAGGCAATAGATACTCGTATGCGGCAGCTCTTCCCAGATAAGTTCGAAGAGGAGATTGCAGAGACCGAAGAGGCTGAAAAGCCGAAAAAACAGGCTAATGTGGTTGCACCCGCAACGCGAAGCGTAGCCCCTAAAAAGGTGAAGCTAAATAAAACACAGGTTGCCATAGCGAAACGATTAGGAGTACCTATCGAATTATACGCCCAAAAGGTTGCAGAAGAAATGAGGAAAGAATAATGGCTGAGAACAGAATTAATAGAGAACTTGAAACTCGTGAGAAGACAGTACAGAAGAAGGCTTGGCAGCGACCCGAAGTTTTACCTTCACCTACGCCAGAGCCAGGGTATACGTACCGTTGGATACGAACAAGCACTCAAGGTCAAGTCGATGCCACTAATGTTTCCTCCAAATTACGTGAGGGTTGGGAACCAGTAAAAGCAACGGATCACCCAGAAATTACTTTGGTAACTATTGAGAACGAACGGTTCAAAGATAACATTGTAATAGGGGGACTAATGCTGTGTAAGGCTCCAACTGAACTCAAAGATCAAAGGACTGCGTACTATAAGTCTCAGACCGATAATCAAATGAAGTCAGTAGACAACAACCTCATGCGAGAAAACGACCCTAGAATGCCGCTATTTAACGAACGGAAGTCTAAGGTCACTTTTGGCAAAGGCAATTAATTTTAACAGGAGACTATTTTTATGGCTTATCCAACTATCGCTGCCCCTTATGGGCTAGTACCCGTTGGTTTGATCGGTGGTCGTTCCTACACAGGTGCTACTCGGCAAATGAAGATAGCTAGCAACTACGGCACAGCTATCGGAAAAGGCGACTTAGTGAAGCGTGTAAACGACGGAACTATCGAACGCGACGGAAGTACAACCGCTTTCCCAGCAACTGGAACATTAGGTGTTTTTATGGGTTGTTCCTATACTGACCCTAATACAAAGCAACTAACATTCAACAATCAATATCCTGGCAGCATCGTTGCTAGTGATATTCATGCGTCTGTTGTTGATGATCCAGACATCATACTTAAAGCAGCTATCTGCTCTTCAGGTACGACAATGGCAACATTGGGAAGAACGGTTATTGGTAACAAGGCTTCAATCATTAGTAATACATTAACTACTGCTAATGGAGCATCTAAGCTTGCTATCAACAATTCAGTTGCTACCACTTCAACACTACCATTTCAAATCATTGATGTAGTTGACACCACTGCGACAGGTAGCGATACCTTCCAAGAAGTGCTTGTCATATACAGCACACATACTGATAATGGTAGTAACGTGTTCATCGGTGGACACGCTTATCGTAACCCAGTTGGACTGTAGGAGGTATAGACAATGGCAATATCTAGAGCGCAACTTCTTAAAGAGCTACTTCCTGGTCTTAATGCACTATTCGGTTTAGAGTATGCAAAGTACGGGGAAGAACACGCGGAGATCTTTGAATCAGAGACTTCTGACCGTTCTTTTGAAGAAGAAACTAAACTATCAGGCTTTTCTGCTGCACCAGTCAAGGACGAAGGTTCTGCCATCGAATATGACAATGCACAGGAAGCATTCACGGCTCGCTACACACACGAAACAGTGGCGATGGGCTTCGCAATTACTGAGGAGGCTATCGAAGATAACTTGTATGACTCTTTGTCAGCACGTTATACAAAGGCACTGGCTCGCGCAATGGCGTACACCAAGCAGGTAAAAGCAACAACTATCCTAAACAATGCTTTTGACTCTGGTACTACTTATGGAGATGGAGTGGAGCTTTGTTCTACTGCGCACCCATTAGTGAGTGGTGGAACTAACTCTAACGAACCAGCAGTCGCTGCCGATCTTAACGAAACTTCTTTGGAAGCCGCAGTTATTCAGATCGCAGGTTGGACTGATGAAAGAGGACTTCTCATTGCAGCAAGACCTCGAAAGTTAGTGATTCCACCGAACCTACAGTTTGTGGCAACAAGATTGTTAGAAACTGAGGGTAGAGTAGGGACCGCGGATAACGACCTTAATGCACTACGCAATAATGGTTCTATCCCAGAAGGCTATACTATCAATCACTACCTGACTGATACAGATGCTTTCTTCCTACTAACGGATGTACCAAACGGTCTTAAGCACTTTACACGTAGTCCAATGGCTACGTCTATGGATGCTGACTTTGATACAGGCAACAGCAGATACAAGGCTAGAGAGAGATACTCTTTCGGTGTATCTGATCCATTAGGAATCTTTGGTTCCCCAGGAGCCTAAGAAAAAATTAAAGGGCGGCTTGCGGGTCGCCCTTTTTTACTCTATACTACGCTTACCTTGACAATCACATAATGTGATTGACTTCAGCCACGACAAGGAGGTTCACATGGCTAACACTACATTCGCAGGCCCTATTAGGTCTGAAAGTACAATTAAAACAATCAGTAAAAATTCATCTACTGGCACAATAACAGAAGTTATTACTATGGGTGACGCACCAGTTGCATTAGGTGATGAAGATAAAACACTTGATAATGCAACACATAGTGGGAGAGTTCTTGCTGTACCAGCACTTGCATCCAATAGAACAATAACGTTGCCAGCACCAGTTGCAGGAGCTACGTTTAAGTTTATCTATGCAGGAGCAGCAGAGGAAGCAGAAAATCTGATTATTATCACTCCTGGTAATACTAATTTTTTCCTAGGGAATGTTCAACATTTAGATACTAACGCAGATAATGTTAGTGTGTATGCAAACGGTAGTTCTAACTCAAAGTTAACATTAACTGATTTTGGAAGCATGGAAATAAATATAGTAGCTAAAGACAGCACAAATTACTATATTTGGGGTAACGTAGTCTCTGAAGATGCGCCAGCTTTTGCTGACCAGTAATAGGAGGTATAAATGGCTAGATCAGATGTAAAAGCCTTCAACCACGATCAAGGTGATGCTGCCGCAGTTATTGGACCTGCTAGATCAAGGTTGAGGCAACTTGTTATTTTTGCTAACTCAGCTGGAGCCGTAACTATTAAAGATGGTTCAGGTGGGTCAGATATATTGGTTCAAAGTTTTCCAACAGGTCTGCATCACTTAAATATTCCAGCTGACGGTATTCTTGCAGAAAATGGCGTTTACATCAACGCTTTTACTGGCAGTGGTAACAAGCTTACCTTGTTCTTGTCATAATGCCTAGTTATGCGTAACGACTACAAAAGAGGCGGTAAGGTTCGCAAAGACAAGGGCATGAAAGGTATGTCCATAAAAAGTGGGGATAAACGCCCCACTAAGTCTGGTGCGGGCATGACGGCAAAGGGTGTT